GGGAGAGTTAAGAGAGGGTCTCCCCTCTATCCCAGGCCGCGCCTTGCTGAAGTCAGGGCTCAACCCCGCGAAAGCGGGAGACGAGTTCCTGAACTATCAGTTCGGCATACGGCCGATTATCGCTGACTTTAAAAAGTACGCGAAGGCTGTCAAGGAATCTGAGAAGATCCTGAAACAGCTTGAACGCGACAGCGGTAGGAATGTGCGACGTCGCTACGACTTCGCTACCAGCAGTACGACGAGCATAACGCTAAAGCCCAACACCTACCCGGTGGTGGGCCCGTCTAATACTGCTGGCACGGGCACACTAAGTACAGAGATCCACGACCAGGTTGACTACTGGTTCGAGGGAGCGTATACCTATCATCTTCCCCCACAGGGGAGTTTTGCTAGGTATGCGTCGGAGGCCAATAAGCTTTATGGCATTCGTCCTTCTCTCTCAACTCTGTATGAGTTGTCTCCGTGGAGCTGGGCAGCAGACTGGTTCGTTAATGCGGGAGACGTTATGCATAATCTCTCCGCATTCCAGAATGATGCTCTTGTTCTCCGATACGGTTACCTGATGGAACATCGTGTCCGAACGGTGACCTACAGTATCGTTGGCCGCTACCAGACAGTGTCTGGTGACATCGCGGTGCCTGCAAAACAGATTTTCCGGTGTGAAACTAAGCGCCGGGTGCAGGCAACACCATACGGGTTTGGCCTAACCTTCGACGGCTTCTCGCCGTCACAGCTGGCCATCATTGCGGCTCTTGGCTTGTCCAAGGCGTCGTAGACCAGGGCGGGTTAACCCGTCCGATCGCAACACCCTGCTGCTTTAAGGCAGCAGGACCAACCAACGGGGCATAAGCCCCTCAACCTGCAAGGATGTGCCATGTTTTCTGACCCGATTGTGCTCAAGGTCGCTGGGGTCAACACCCACACGCTTCCGCGTACCGGTGTTGGTCCTTCGTCCGCGGTTTACACCAAGGACAACGACCTCATCAAGACGACGATCTCTCACCAGAACGGTAAGAGGAATCGACGGCTTGTCAAGCTCGATGTGAAGAAGGTTGCAGCCGACCCCCTGTCCACCTCGGTGAACAAGGAATACAGCTGTAGCATTCAGTTCATCATCGACGAACCCACGTATGGGTTCGACAACACCGAGATGCTCGCAAACGCCAAGCTCCTCACGGAGTGGCTTACCGAGTCCTCGGGCGCCAACATCACGAAGGTGTTGGGCGGCGAGAGCTAACAAGCTCTAGCTGCAGGTCAGACACTGCGCCAGACATGGCGCAGTGAACGCATGGCTACGGATACCCGAACTCCCGAAAGGAGCCGAGTTGAAAAGCCTAATGCATCTCTGGCAGGAGGTCCTCACTGATGTGGGGGCCTGGTGCCACGTCAGCACAGCCAGGGACTTGCAATATTTCCTGGCGCGTACTAAGAACGAAGGCGAAGCGTTTCTCACGACTTCGCTTCCTGTCTACGGGAAGGACTTCGAAAGAAGTCTCGACCAGGGCAGGATCCTCGATGACGGATGGGTCGGCTGGAAACGTGTCAAAACGGATTCAGTCGTCGAACGTCTAGGGCGTCCTCTCTTCTTGGGTGGATTCCTTGATCTCGTCTTTAGTGCGGACACTGGACGATTGCTCGAAGAGCCTGATGTCGATGCAATATTCGCCATACGTCAGCTTACGCTGATGTGTGCGAAGCTTAGCGAGCTTCCCTCTGAGAGGTTGGTTCGTAAGGCGGTCGACGGCTATATCGAGTGTGAGAAGGAAGTGCGGGCTTGGGAAGCTCAGGTGCCCTCCAGCTTGCTGGAGGAGTTCCGTAAGGCGTCCCTTATCCTGTGGGGAGGTGTGATGCAAGAGGTCGACGAAGATGTCTACCACGAGCGTGTCACTCCAAACCATGGACCCGGGGCCACTGCCGATTCTCTGCATGGGAACCAAAAGTTCCAGCAGATCGAGTGGCCTAATCGCTTGGACGAAGTCTTCCCCTTCGGGAAATACATCGTCACGAACGAGAGGTACCATTTTGTGGTCCTTTCCGGGGTGCGCTTCCTCGAACCTGGGGAGGAGAGGCCTGTCAAGGTCACTCCTGTCCCTAAAACGGCGACAGCCGCACGGATCATCTCAATCGAACCGACCTGCATGCAATACGTGCAGCAGGGGCTGATGGAGAAGTTCGTGTCTTACTCGGAATCCAGATTGATCAACGGTGACCACCGTAAGGTTAATCACGGCTACGGGTTGATCGGTTTCACCGACCAGGTACCTAACCAGTACTTGGCACGGGTCGGCTCTGAAGACCAGAGTCTTGCGACGCTAGATCTTAGCGAAGCATCCGATAGGGTGTCGAATCTGCTTGTGGAAACCATGACGGCTACTTTCCCCAACTTACGACGGGGTTTGCAAGCATCACGGTCTACGCATGCAGACGTGCCTGGCCACGGAGTGATCCGTTTGGCCAAGTTTGCGTCTATGGGTTCAGC